ATGGGCCCGACCGCGGGCCAGCAAAGCACCCCGGGCTCGGTCGAGGCCGGCAAAAACCCGGTCGGCGACGAAGAGCTCGACGACGAGGGCAACCCGAAAGCGAAAGCCGGCGACGCCGAGCCGAGCGACGAAGAAAAGACCAAGACCGCCGACGCGATGCGCGACACCGTGACCCGCGCCGAGATCCTCGTGCCCGGTTTCAAGATGCCGACCGCCGACGCCGCACCGCGCCGCCTGGCCGACGTGGCCGGCGTCCAGCGCAAGGTACTGACCGACGCCGCACGCACCGAGGACGGGAAAGCCGTCGTCGCCCCGCTGCTGGCCGGCCGTACCGTCGACAGCCTGAGCGCCGCCGAGGTCTCGACCGTGTTCATCGCCGCGTCCGAGATGGCGCGTCACAAGAACAACACCCGCGGCGCCCGCCACGGTGTGAACACCAAAGACGCCGGCGGCAAGACTGTTACGCCTGCCGACATCAACGCCCGGAACGTCGAGTTCTGGAAATCGCAACAATAACGGGAGTCCCTGAACATGGGTAACGCACTCACTTTTCGCATGGCGTCGGGTATTCCCGGCGACCTGTCCCGCCGCTCGCACGCAATCGTCGAGGCGGCCGTCGCAAATGCGGCGAAACCTTTCCCGGGCTACGGCCTGCCGGGCAAGATCGTCGCCGGCAAATTCGTGCCGATCGAAGCGGCCGACGTCGCCGCCTCGGTTTCCGGTTTCCTCGTCCGTCCGTACCCGACCCAAACCGGCGCCGCCGACGGCTCGGGCGTGAACACGTCGATGATCCAAGACCGCATGCGCCGCGGTTACATGACCGTCAAGAACAACGCCGGCGTTCCGACCGTCGAGGGCACCGTGTACGTGCGCGTCGCGGCCCCCGTCGCCGGCAAGCCGATCGGCGGTATCGAAGCGGTCGCCGACGGCGCGAACAACGTCGCGATCCCGAATTGCGTTTTCTGCGATGTGGGCGACGCCGCCGGCAACGTGGAAATCCGTTACAACATCTAAGGACGGCAACACCATGACCACCAAACAAAAAATCATGTTCGCCTCGACTATGGCGGCCGCGCTGTCGACGGCGTGGGCGGCGCCCCGCGTGCACGCTGGCGTTCGCACCGGCGACAACTTCATGACCTTCGACGCGCGCACCGTCGACAGCGCCGGCGCGTTCCTGATCGGCGAGCTCGAGCGCCTGGACCAAACGCTGAACATGCCCCTCGTCGACGTGACGTGGTCGCGCGATATTATGCTGCGCGAAGACGTCACCATCGCCGACGAGCAATCGTCGTTCACGAACTCGTCGTTCGCGGCCGCTGGCGGCGCGTCGCCGAACGGTAAAAACTGGATCGGCAAGGACACGAACGCCGTCAAGGGCCTGGCGCTGGACATCGGCAAGACCGCCCTGCCGCTGACCCTGTGGGGCATGGAGCTCGGCTGGACCATCCCCGAGCTGGAAAGCGCGCAACGCCTGGGCCGCCCGGTCGACTCGCAAAAAGTCGAGGGCATGGAGCTCAAGCGCCAAATGGACATCGACGAGCAAGTGTATATCGGCGACGCGACCATCGGCGTGACCGGCCTCATCAACAACGCGGGCGTCGACCTGGCGAACGTGTCGTACGGCGGCTGGGCGAACCCGGCCACCACGCCCGACTCGATTCTCGCCGACATCAACGCCCTGTTGTCGCGCGCCTGGGCCAATACCGGCTATGCGCTGGCGCCTACCGACTTGCTGTTGCCGCCGCTGAAATTCGCGGCCCTGGTAACGCGCAAGGTCTCCGACGCCGGCAACATCTCGGTTCTGGAGTACGTCAAACAGAACTGCATCAGCATGGCGAAGAACGGCCGCCCGCTGAACATCAAGCCGGTTAAATGGCTGACTGGCGCCGGCGCCGGCGGTACCGACCGCATGGTCGCGTATTCGAACGACAAAAAGCGCGTTCGTTTCCCGCTGATCCCGGTGCAGCGCACCCCGCTCGAGTACCGTTCGCTGAACCAGCTCACGACTTATTTCTGCCGCCTGGGCGTGGTCGAGTGGGTCTACCCGGAAACCGGCGCGTACGCCGACGGCATCTAAGCCGGCGCCGTCCGTAGTAACTCGACGAAAGGCGCCCCGGTTCGACCGCGGGCGCCTTTTTCGTAACGACATAAACGATTTATATACTTTTCGAGGCAACCATGAGCAAGCAAGTAACGATTTACGTGTCGCGCAAAATCACTCTGAACCGCGCGGACAAAGACCCGATCGCGCTCGAGCAAGGCCGCAACGTGGTCGACGCCGACGTCGCCGATCATCCGTTCGTGAAGCATCACACGATCGAGGGCGGGAGCACCGTCGACGGCGCCGAGCTGGAAGAACTGCGCGCCCGTGTCGAGGAACTGACCGAGCAACTCGCGGCCGGCAACGCTCCGGGCACCGGCGGCAAGGCGATCGAGAAAGTGCGCGCCGACCTGGCCGCCGCCCGTGCCGAACTGGCGACCGCCGGCAAGGCGATGATCGAACTCCGCAACGCCCTGGACGCCGAGCGCGCCCGCGTGGCCGAGCTCGAGCAACAGCTCGCCGCGAAGGACGCGGACATGGCCGCCCTGGTCGATGCGATGTCCAAGCCGGCCGACGCCGCAAGGGCGTAAGCGATGACCGTCGACGCCGTCAAGTTTCGGGCCGATTTCCCCGAGTTCGCGGACACGGCCACGTATCCCGATTCGATGGTCGCGTTCTGGCTGTCGTTCGCGCTGCGCATGCTGCCGGCCGATCGCTGGGCGGACCTGATCGACCACGGCGTCGAACTCATGACCGCGCATCAACTCGCACTCGCGGCGCGCGCCGGCAAGGGCGCCCCGGGCGCGATCCTGGCGCCGCAAACCGCGAAGTCGGTCGACAAAGTCTCGGTCTCCTACGACACCGGGGCCGTGCGCCTCGAGAACGCCGGGCATTGGGCCGGTACGTCCTACGGCATGCAGTTCTTGCAGCTTGCCCGCATGATCGGCGCCGGGGGCATGCAGTTATGAGCCTGACGGTCAAGCGCGACGCGATGGCAAAGCTTATGAAGTCGTTGCACGCCCTCACGGGCCGCGACGTCCTCGTCGGCGTGCCCACGACTCGCGCGGACCGCAAGGAGAAGGGCGAACCCGTGAATAACGCGGAAATCGGGTACTGGCAAGAGTTCGGCGCGCCGGCTGCGAATATCCCCGCGCGGCCGCACCTGATCCCGGGCGTCGAGGCGGCCGCCGACGACATCAACAAACAGTTCCGCGCGGCCGCGGTCGCCGCTTTGCGGGGCGAGGCGCACGAGGTTGATCGCCGCATGAACGCGGCCGGCCTGCTGGCGCAAAACTCGGTTCGCCGCCTGATCGGCGACGGCCTGGTTCCTGAGCTGGCCGCGCGCACGCTGGCCGCCCGCCGGGCCAGGGGCCGCACCGGCGAAAAACCCTTGATCGATACCGGCCAATACCGGAACTCGATTACCTACGTCATCCGAAGGAAATAAGCCTATGCCGCTGCTCGACGTGTCCGACGCGTTCGACCCGGATTTCATGGACCGCATGACGGTTCGCCGCCGCGCGCAAACCGTCGGCGATAACGGGCGCGCAACCGTGAAGGAGTCCCGCCAGGCGTTCGACGGAATCGTGTGCAACGACTCGGGCGACACGCTGCAGCGCGGATCCGATTCCGCGCGCGTGGCCGCCGGGATCAACATCACGACGCCGTTCGCGCTGCGGATCGACGGCGAGGGGTTCGACGCCGACGTCGTCGAATGGGACGGCCGCGCGTACACGGTCGTCGCGGTCAAGGATTACGGCCGCTACGGCGCCGGGTTCTGCATCGCGACGTGCTCGGTCATCAAACCGGCGGGATAAGGGATGGCAAACACTAGCGCAACGGGCGGGTACCTCGCCCCTACGACCCCCGACCCGTTGTACGACGACGCGCTCGACGACCTGTTCCAAGGCGTGTTCGTCGGCCTGACCGGGATTCCCGGAAAACTCGTGCGTCCGCGGTTCCAGACGAACCCGGCGAAACAGCCGGCCGGCGATGTCGACTGGTGCGCCGTGGGCGTGATGCGGATCGACCGCGACGCGAACCCGGCCCTCGTCCACCGCCCCGACGGCCTAGGCGCCGACGACCTGACCCGGCACGAGGAAATTCACGTTCTCGCCTCGTTCTACGGCCCCCACGCGGGCGCGATCGCCGCCCGGGCCGCCGACGGCCTGGCGCTCGTGCAGAACAACGACGTTCTTCGGTCGCAATTGATGCAGTACGTCAATAACGATACAATCAGGCAAGTTCCAGAACTCGTAAATGAGCAATGGATTAGGCGCCTCGACTTGCCGGTTCGTTTCCGGCGCCAGATCAAACGGACGTTCGAGGTCCAAAACCTCGCGGCGGCCGATT